AACATAATTGAATTGTATATGCAATTAATGAAACAAAGCAAGCCATAAAAAAGTCTTGAAAATAAAAAAGTGCAAACCAAAAAGATAAGCACTTCATACAACTGACTGCGGAATACAACGCATCTGTTATTTTATTGACCTCAACTTGTAAGAATAACCTATCAAATTGACGTTGTAATGGCTCAAAATTAGCAAACCACCACGCAAAAGAAATTAAAATTAGTACTTCCATATTTGCAAATATAAAATATTGTATTATAGACGCAACATTTTGTTAATAAGTTTATTCTTTGTTAAAGTTTTTATCGTAATATTCTTTAAATGCAGTTCCATTTGTGAAAGCAGTTAAATTTGGTCTGTCTGAATTATATGCTTTTTTCATTTGTTTTTTTTCTTTTGCTTTTGCTTCTTTTAAAATTGCATACCAAGTTAACTTGTCTTTTGGTAACTCCCATAGTTGCTCAAATAAATAATCTACTGCACTCATAATTCTTTACATTTTTGTTTATAATAATCTGCAAGTTCTTTTAACTCATCTTTTGTGTACTTTCTTGTAACGTACGCACGTTCTCGTAACATAGTAAATTCATCTGCTCCTATCTTTTTTTCTAAATGTATTCCGTATTCAATTAGATTTCCACTCAAAAAAGTATTGCAATGCTCACATTGTAAGTGTACATTCATCTCATCAAATCGAACGTTTGTATGTGTTCCTGCTGAATAAAAATGTCCTGCGTTTTCTTTTTTTGGTTTCTTTTTACAACTGATACATAAATTACCTGCATCTCTTAAACGAATAAACTTGTTAAAATGCGTTTGAGCAATCTTAAACCAATCCTGCAATGTCATTAAATCGCTTTTTAAAGCCTTTACACGTTCTTTCTTTATCTTTTCAAGGTTCTTTATTGCTTGTTTAGTTTTAGTGCATACAAAGCAAAATTTATCCGTTGTGCGAAATGGTGTAAATATCGTTTCACATTCCTTGCACTTTTTATCGTAGTCTGTTTTCATCTTATAAATTATTAAATTCCACAAAATCCACTATCACAAGTGCTGAAATCTTCATCAGTAAATAGTTGTCCTTGTGTGCTAAATTTTAATATGCTTTGAAAAGACACATCGCTTAAAAATCTGTTACCTGTTTGCAATTCCATATTATTAAACCATTCAACCTTGTTTCTTTCTTTAGTTGCCATATGTGAAATCATTAAAGGTTGTCTATTAACGCATCCAACACAATTATTTCTGTATGCAAATCTGACGTTTTTATCTTCCCAATAGTTGTAAATAATGTCTTTGGTTATATTCTCATCAATTAAAGGAAATTTTGCTTTTCTGTATGGTACTTTACCCCATTTGTTTTGTGATTTACGTTTGCCTACAATTGTTTCAAAATATTCTATTCCGTTTTCATCTGCCCTTTGTAACATTCTTTCTGCTCGTTCTATTTCGTTTGGTCTGTAACCTATACGCATTTCAACTGGTAATACTTCAAGCGAGTTTAAGTAGTTAAAAATTGGTTTAAGTTTCATTTCAACGGTGCAATATCTTACCATTTTATTAGGTAGATAGTTGTAATTATCTTTTATAACTTCTTCAAATGTTCTGCCTGTTATTATTTTAATCTCTTGCCCAGTAAATTGCTCTAAATCTAAAATAGTGTAGATTATTTCATCCATTTCAGCAGTTCCTATAAACTCTTTACCTATTCTGTCAGATATTAATTGACGTGTTTTTTCATCCTTGCCATTCATCCATAAACAATTATCATCTTCAACTCTTACCAATGAAAATATATTTATATCTGATGGATAGTGTTGCATTAAGTATGCACTTGTTTTACCTCCGCTTATACTATTGACTGTTTTCATATTCCGTTTGTTAAATTTTCGTTCATCTTTTTCAACTGCTCTACTTCTCTTGTCAACTCCATTACTTTTTTATGTTCTGCGTATAGTAAAGTTTGGTATTGTTTGTTTTCATCTACTAAAATCTTAAAAGTAGTTCGTGCGTCTTGCAGAAAATCAAAGTGCTTTTGCATTGACTCAATTAAATCTGTACGATGTGCATTCTTTTTTTTAATGTCGTCTATTGAAATCTGTAAAGACTGCGTTAACGATTCAAAAGTTATGGATGCTTCTATTATTGCTATCTGTTTCATATTCTCCAACTTCCACCTTTGCTCAAACTTAATAAATCATCTGTTTTCCATTCTATATTTCCATAAATAGAACTTAAAATATATTCTTTAACGTATTGTCTTAAATTTAAATCATTAGTAATATCCATATTGTGATAACGTCTTAATTGCAAATATCTTTTAAAACTCTTTCTTATTTCTTCTTTACTAAACTGACAATACATTATATCTGTCTTGTTAAATTCTACTAAATATCTTATGTTTTCACTTTTCATATCTTATTATTTAAAATGGCAAATTATCAAATGAATTATTCGGTGCTATTGCTTTTGTACTTGGCAAAGTTAATCTTTTTATCACATCTTTACCACGAACTTTAAAACCCAAACCAAAATTGTAGTCCATCATCATTGGCTCGTTTAATAACGTTGGTTTTCCTCCAGTATCTGTATCTTTAATCTTTACTACTTCAACCATTGTATAATTCCATAAATCAACGTGTTGTGTCAATCTATGCACTACTAAAAAATCGTCTGCTTTATTTGCAAATGCTTTACCACCCTCAATGTCTGATTTTAATGGTGGCATAACGTGACCAGACCATCCGTGCTTTTCTGGATATACTGCCGAACGTCTACCACTTGCTGAACTTGGATGAGCATTTATGTAGATTGTTTTACCATTCTTTGTAAAGTGCTTTAAATCGTTTAATACATCGTAGTTTGAACTATAAGACATCGGAGTTTTTAAACCGTTAAACGGGTCAATTAAATGAACATCACATTCTGCTTTATCGAATATGTTTAACAATTCGTCTGGTGTATATCGTTTGGTATTATCTACAAACTTAAAAGAATTTTCTAAAATTGTTTCGTATCTTCTTACTTCGTTGTATGTTAAATCCATAAACTTTTTACCAGAGTACATCTGTATTAAGTCACGCATTACTTTTCCTTGATAATTCTCATCCATAAACAAACAGAACTTTAAATTGTGATTTGTTGCAAGTGCTAAAAAATACCATTCTAAAAAATATGTTTTACCTACGTTGTCGTGTCCTAATAAAACATTTAGTTGTCCTTGCTTATGAACAAAGAAATCGTCTAAGTCACAACCTAATTTTAAACCAGTTGGAATCTTACCATCTAAATAGTCGTTTAAGTATTGAGTGCTATGTCCGTTGTTTAAAATCATTAAAATAGTTTTTGTTGGTTAGTATGGTTTTTAATTCTTTGTATTGCTTTATCGTAATATTCCTTATCCAACTCGCAACAAGTCAATTCAAACCCGTAATCGTGGCAAGCTATTGCTATTGAACCTGAACCTAAATGCGTGTCAAGTATTTTATCTCCTTCGTTAGCGTATTTTGTTAAGCAGTATTCATAAAGTTTTATTGGCTTTTGAGTAGGATGTTGTTTTTTACCATCGTAATCTTCCATAGCAGAATATCTTTTAAAAATTCTAACATTTTTTTTAATAGAACACCAAGCCATCTCACCTTCTGAAAAACTTAAATTAGGATTTAATTTATCCCAAATAATCCAATTATTATTTAATGGTAATGGAAAGTAATTACCGCCCCAAATTATTTGATTTTTAGAAACTCTAAAAACTTCATTAAAATACTCTTCATTTGGTATTGCACTATCCCAATCTTTGCCTTTTTTAAAGTTGTGTTTTCCGCTTCCCATTGTCATTTTACCTGCATCAATACCATAAGGTGGGTCTACAATAGCCAAGTCAAAATAGTTATCTGGATAACGTGCCATCAATAACATATTGTCCTCATTAGTTATTGTTATTTTATCTGTTACTTTCATTTGTTTAATTTTATTTGTTTAAGTACGTGATTCATATATTTATCTTCAATTGGTTGTTTAGGTTCTTTAGGCAAATATACTAAAGTATTTAAAAGTGTAGTTTTCCATCTTAAAATAGGTTTTGTTATATCATCTCTTGTAATTGACCAATTGTTAGCTAACCAAGACTCATATTTTAATTTTAAAGCATCGTGCGAAACATCTTCAAGTTTAGATAAGCCATAAGCCATAAATTCTTGAATTGTAGGTATAGTATTATTATCTATTATATTATCTTCTTTTATCTCTTCTTCTCTTATGCCTTTCGTTTGGCTTTCAGTTGGGTTTAAGTTGGGTTTCGTTTGGGTTTCGTTTGGGTTTTTCTTTGGTCTACCACCCTTGCTACCATTGGCACTATTCTTATTACTCAACTTACTAACTTCATCAAGCTGATTATCTAAAAACTTAATACTAATAGTGTTTTCTGTAACATCAATAATACCTTCTTTAATTAACTCATCTAACTCATTAGGATAGTTAAAACGTCTTGAAATTTGCACTAATGTTAGACTGCATTGTCTTTGCCAATAGTAGGAACAAATATTAATAAATAAACCTTGTGCCGATATAGAACAAAAAGATATATCTTTTGTTAAATATTCTGCTGGTTCAAACTTAAAATATGGTAATTCTTTTGCCATAATAAATAAATGAATAAAAAAACCCCTATAAATCCGAAGGGTCTCAAGCTTCTTCATTATAAGGGTTAATTAAAATTCCTTCTGTTACCTTTATTGAGACCGTAACAAGTGCAAATATACAATATACTATCTACTTTTCATCTTCAAACAATTGAATCTTTTGAACAATTTTATCAATTTCATTAACAATATCAACCCATCGTTGAGCAGTATCTTCTGGTAGTTGTTCGCTTACATTCTCTACTATTTTTTCAACCCACGTGTAAAAGTTTTCACATCGTTGTTTAAACTCACGTTTGTAGATTACTTCGTGCGATAGTTCGTCTAATGTGTGAAGTATTGACTGCATCTGTAAAGTTAACGCTAAGGTCAAGTCTAAGTCTTTTCGTTGTTTAGTGTTCATAGTTCGTAAAGTTTTAATTTATAATCGTTTAAAATTTCGTGTAATAAATCTCTAATTTCTTGATGAATAGTAGCGTCTTCTAATTCATATTTAATTAATGCTCTTAACTTTTGGTCAAATTCTGCAATAGCTATCTTATAATCTTCTGCTTGTAGATAATAAAGTATTTGTTCTTTATCTCCTTTTATAGTTAGTTCCATAGTTTTTTATTTATAGTTTCCTCTTCTATCTTCGCAGAACTGAATCCAGTTATCCATAGTATCACAATAGTAAATTATACTCGGATGCTTATCAGCTTCTTTCAATGCTTCTGCTTTGCTTTCTGCACTTACTATCATTCTATCAGGTTTTCCGTTTGATAGCCAATAAAGTATTACGTACTGCACCATTACCAAAAATAATAAAATATAAATATTATTAATACAAAAAACATAATAGCCATATGAATAGCTAATGCACCCGCAATAATACTATCAATATCTTCTTTAGGATTTAATTTTTTATAAGTTATTACAACTCCTATTAAATAAAAAATAAACAATAAAACGTATCTCATAATCTTTTTGTTTTTAGTTTAAAAATATCGGTTTAACCACCCACCGAAAAGGATAATACTAAAATGGTAAATCGTCTTGCTCTTGTTGTGCAAACTTCTGCGATGCAGTTTGAAGTGGTTTTTCTTGCTTTTCAGCTACTTTTACCTCTCCATTGGTATAAACTACTTTTCCGTTGCCTAAATAGCGTTTAGAAGTCTTTAAATCACGTTCTTCTTTTGTTTGCGATTCTGTTAATCCTACATTATTTCCGTATTGGTCGGTTGAATCATTGATTGAAATTGTCAAGTTTAAATACTTTCCGTTGTATAACTTGCTTTTGTCGATTTTTGTCACGTCAATTGACGCATTGATAAGTGTACTCATTTTTTGATTTTTATTTGTTCTACATTTACACCGAACTTTTCGGCAATTTCTTCTAAACTTAACTCTAAGTTAAACTCTATTTTTGTTTCAATTTCTTTTGCGAAATTCCAATATGATGTATCAACTGAATTATTAACTTCTTCATCAGTTTCAGCACCTTCCCAAACGATAAATTTATTATTATTATTAGTAATAACTTTACGTTTAACCCATCTTATCGAATCATCTGAAACCATCATCCATCGTTCTGTTTGTTCTAATGGGAAAGCTACTTGTTCACCTCCTTCAATATAATTACCATTTTTATTGAAAGATAAATCGTTTCCACATTTAATTGGAAACATATCTGAATCTTTTATTTCAGTAACTTGTACTTTAATCCAGTCGCCTACTTTTACATTTTCTAAACTCATTTTACTTTGTTTTTATTTGTTTAAAATTAATAATAATTCTTGATAGTATTCTCGTGCAACTTCAATTCTTTGCTTTAATTTTTCAATATCCGCTTCGTTGTATTCTACAATAAATCTTTTAACACGTAGTTCGTTTGGTATGTGGTCGAAATTGTGCTTTTGCTCTATTGCTTGTCTTACTAAAACATCTTCATCAATTAGATTAAGTTTCCAATGTTCACGTCTTACCTCATCTTCAACTACAAGTTGTGGTGTATTAGTTAAACAATAAACAAGTTCTGATGTTCTATGACCTGTTAAAAACATATAAGTTTGCAATTGCCAGTAGTACATCTTATTAGGTAATTCATTTTCAAACATAGGAAAAGTATCTAAATTCCAACTACATTTTATATCAGCTAAAAGAGTATCTGATAAAATATCAGGTTCTCCTACAACAAAATCATTTTTAAATCTTGTTTCATTTTTTAAAATAAAATCCCAATTTAATACTTCTGCTGCCAACTCTATTGCTTCATCTTCATTCTGTAAACCTTTAGTGATATATTTATTAGATATGTTTTCGTAATAACCAAACTCCTTTTCTTTAAATACTTTCTCAATATATGTTTTTGCAGTTTTGCTTAACACTTCGTTTTTAGAACGGCTATCTACCATTAAATTACCAATTGCACTTGCTCTAAATAATACTTTATTTTCCATTTTATAATTGTTTTAGTTTTTGTTGATATGCTAAATGTGCCTCATATTCTGTTTCAAATCTACCAATATGAATTGATTTATTATTTATCATAATTTTTGATTGGTATTTATTTCTTGATTTATCAAAAGATACACCAACATATTTAGATGTTTTATTACAACTATTTTTAGATGCATTTTCTCTTTGTGTTATTAACTGTAAATTAGAAACTTTGTTATTCGTTTTATCATTGTCTATATGGTCAACAACTAATTTATATCCACAAGGTGTATGGTTTAAAAATGCTTCTGCTACTAATTGGTGTATTTCTCTTATTTTACTTTTACCATTTTCACTTAATAAAACTCTTGGATAACCTTTAGTGCTTTTTTGCACTGATAAATATTTTCCATTATGACTTCTATTACATCCTTTCGCACCTATCCATTTTCTTGGTAAGCTAAATACTTTACCCAAATTAGATACTTCGTAGATTCCTTCATAGCCTACTACTGGCTTCCATACTTCTTGCATATTTTTGCAGTTAAATTAAGCAGTTAAAAAAGAGCGTGGAAGGTGTAACTGCTTCACTTTTCAAATGGTTAATTACTCCCATTCTATCCACGCATCTAATATACAAATAATATTTTAATTTACAAAGTACTAAATGTTAATTTTTGTGATTCTGTTAACTCAAACTGCAATAAATCTTCTTTCTTTGCAAGTCCTTTGCCTATTGCGTCAATTGCTTTGTTAAATCGCTCATCTGTTATTGTTTTAACTTTCTTTACTTGTTCGCCACCAGCGTCTGTGTCTTTGTCTGTTACAATACCTAAAATAGAACTCAATGCGTAACGTCTAAAATAAGTTAATTGACTTCCGTATACCTGAAACTCATTCATTCCTTTGAGTGCGACATCTTTAAGCAATGCCATTTTAGATTCAATCGTTTCTCCAGTTTCAACGTGAAACAAAATAGTAGTTAAATTCTCGTTTTCGATTAATTGTGTAAATCCCAATCCGTGCTTTTTTAATAGTGGGTTAATTACGCTAAAGATTTTTGGCAAATCTGCAAAGGTATAACCATAACCTTGTGTTGCTTTGTGAATCACTGGAACTTCTTGTTGAAATTCTGCTAATGCTTTAAATAAATTTTTCATTTTCTTAGTTTTAAATTGTTAATAACGTATGC